CAGTAAATATTATAAATTATAACGAAGATTCTAGTCCTCAATCTTTGGGGCGATGAAAAACATAACAGAGCTATTATTTCCTAAATCGTATTTTATTCTAAGCGGAAGCTCTCCGCTAATAGAAAACTCAATTTCAGAAGACAGCTTGGTCGTTATGCACATTTTGTGAATATAATTCAAACTGTATGAAATATCAATAATATCTCCTTCTGAAATAGAAAACTCAGCCAAATCGTCAATTGGGATATTTACCATCATTTCACCCCCAATTCCTCTAGAAATGATTTCAATCTTTTCTTCAGAACATTTCAGATTCATAATATCTCCAAACACGGATAATTGAGAAACAATTTCATTCATTTTTTTAGAATTAATTGAAAACTCCGTGTCATATTCAACTTCTGGAATTCCCAGTAATTCGGTTTCTAAATCAGCAAGCGGCAATTTAAAAAATTTATTAAAATCTCCCTTTGCGCTCGTTAAATCAATTTCAATAGATTCAGGATCGCCTTCATAATGAATATTAATAGACTGTTGTTCCTGAGTCATAGAGAGAATATTATGAAAAAATGTAGTATTAATACAAACCTTTGTATTATCTGCATCAGTCGTCTCATATTTTTCAAACCAATTAGAAAAAATTTTAATATCAAAGAGACAAACATGTGCTTTATCCATGCCCTGAATATACATGTTATCCGAATTAAAGCATATTGTTATTACAGATGAACACGACTTTAACAGCTGAAATAAAGAAATAAAAATGTCTTTTTTTGTCTTGTCTGAAATAGATAGATGCATTGTGTGTATAATATTGTCATTATGTATTTAATACAATTTATTAATAATTTGTAATTTTTATATAAATAGCATTGCAATATGATTGATATTTATTTCCCCAAATGGTTCATCAAGCAATAATATTGGGAAGGGTCTATTAATGATATTAACATTAGAATCGCGTCTAATAAACCGAGTTTCATTTTTTTTAATTATATCGGGATTTTCAACAACAGGTTTGTTTCTAGTTAAAAGATTCATACAATGATGCATGTGAATCATATTGCACAACAATACAGTTGCTTTTATTGAGAGCAATACCAAAACCAAAGTAGATAGATTCATTCTAACGCGCGATAATAATTTGTGAATAATATAGAATATAAATAACAAATCAATTTTTATTCTATTGTAAATATAAGTTATGAATAATTCATCGTGTTATAGATTTGAACAGATAGAATATTCAGATGGCCTATTGGATTTAGATGCAACATATATTATACATTTGGAAGGAAATGGACGCATTGAAAATATAAAATCGCAGTTAAATGAGTATCATCCGACAAACCTAGTATATATTTTATATAACAAAGGCTACAAAATTTGCGATAAGTCAGCGGATATAGACCAACCGAGTCGCGATTTGATAGATGCGTTTATTACAGTATTTAATGACGCTCATCAAAAAAATTATAAAAACATATTAATTCTGGAAGATGATTTTATTTTTAGTGAAAAAATTAAAAAAAAATCCACGCAAAAAAAGGTGATGGAATTTGTGAATAAAAAATCAAAAGAAAATGAGAATTATATATATCTATTAGGATGCCTGCCGTTTTTACAAAGACCATACGACGATAATACGAATATACTATTATGTGGGATTGGAACGCATGCATGTATATATTCTCGCAAGTGCATAGAGTTTGTATTGCAACAAGATCAAACCAGATTTAATGATTGGGATTATTACACGCAAATGAACATAACAAAATACATGTATCATGAACCGCTGTGCTATCAATTATTTCCGGAAACAGAAAATCAGAAAAATTGGATGTCATTTTTTGGGTTAAAGGATGTTCTAGTTTTATTGATTAGATTATGCAAATTGGATGTGAAAGAAGAGCCCGGATATACTATCTTTTATAATATATCAAAGGTGCTACCCGTTTTAATTATATTATTACTAATATTTTTATTGGTTGCAATACCATTGTTAATTTATAATATAATCAGATCATCCGGTAAAACCAAAAAATAAACATTATCAGCAATCGTCTTTAATCAATTGTATTTTTTGTTGAGTTTTTTTATCAATAAACATGCTAATAACACTAAATAGTTTTGAAAAAATAAAAGGTGCGTTGTAAATGTGACATGTATTTAATTTATCCGGAAAAGTGGTTTTTAATATTTCGGATAGTTGTTTAATAAAACCATAATATTTTTCTATGTGAAGTAGAGTAATAGAACTCATATTAACGTGAAAAACGAAAGTCTCTTGTGACTTTAAAACATTCTGTATAGTAAAAATAATATACTGAACAATAGCTTCAAAATTTTCAGGAGAAGATACAAATTTAAAATATCGGTAATCAATAACAATATCATTATTATGCACGGTAAAACACAATTTTGCTAATATATCTGGAAAGCAAATTTGAATAATATTTTTTTTAGTTATTTTCAAATGTTCGTCTTTTGAAAAATGCATATTTAATTGACGTTGAATATTAGTATTTGAATTTTCACAAGAGGATGAATAAGAAAAATTCATTTTATATTATAATATATAAATTAAAAAATTATATATTACACATTTTTATCCACGGGTTTGTCACATTTCTACATATTCCCATTTAATTTGACACCTCTTCTTCTACATTCGTAACCACGAGGTCATTTTCCACAGGTTGCCCAAAGTTGAGCAATTTGTGAGCAGATGTTTCGTCAATAATATTTCCGCTAATAATATCATTATCGCATTCATCATTTTCTAGAAATTCGTTCCCTGTAAAAACAATGTCTGATAGGCGCTGATTTGTCTGCATCGTAAATGATTGCAAATGCAATAGTAACTCCTTTACCTGAACCATTTCAGCCTTCAAAACATCAATAGACTCAGTAACGACTGCACTTACAGGAGCTACAACAGTGTTAGTTGGTTGCTGTGCAATAACCGTTGGTTTTCTCTCGGCAAGAATTCGTTGATTCTTTTCAAGAGAATCTAAACGTTGAACCATATTTTCAAATACAGTATTATCAACAATACGAACATTCTCGTCTAAATTATTTGCTAAACTAGTTTGACCATCAACTGGCATATTTTGAACTAGTTGTTCAACGCGCCCCAATCGCAAAGTAATTAATGCAATTGCGTCTGAAACGGACAATTTAAGATTATTTGCTTGTTGCCCTTGTTGCCCCTGTTGTACTTGCTGCCCGGGTCTTCCATTCGGTTGTTGTTGTTGTTGTTGAGGCATTCCGGGTCCTTCACCCGCACGTCTTGATCTCGCTGCAGCATTTGATCTTGCACTACTCATAATAAATTATCTATTATAATGTTTTTAACTTATTTACGCGAACTATTAATTCTAATTAAAAATCAAAGTGCTATGCGACCATTGTCATTTTAATTACTTCGTGGCTTTTATATCCAACTATTTCAAAATCTTCCACTTGGTAGTCATTAATATTCTCCCTAACCTGTGAAATAGAAACAGTTGGAAATTCATATGGAACTCTAGTAAGCAACTCTTTCATTGGTTCTACGTGGTCTTCATATAGGTGAGCATCGCCCATAAAATGTATAAATTCAAACGCTTCCAACCCACAGTGCTTTGCCAATAAATGCGTTAAAAATGAATAAGATGCTATATTAAAACTGGTTCCAAGAGCGCAATCGTTGCTTCTCTGAAAAAGAGCGCAACTAAGTTTGTTTCCACTATGAACACTGAATTGACACATAATGTGACAAGGTGGTAGCGCCATTTGGTCAAGTTGTTTAGGATTCCATGCAGTCATAATGAGACGACGACTATTTCTAGTTTCAGGGTTTTTCAACTGGTTAATAATTTGTTGCAATTGGTCGACGCCGCCAAAAGGGTGATCATCCGTCAAGTGTTTTCCAGAAAAACAATTATAATTGGCGCCAAAATTTCTCCATTGATAGCCATACGAAGGCCCCGCCATACCCTCAGGATAAAGCGTTAGACCTCTTGAATCTAAAAATTCGCGACTTGTATTTCCATCCCAAATATGAACGCCCTGCTTCTGTAACAATTTATTATCAGTTTCGCCACGAATAAACCATATAAGCTCTTTCAAACAAGTCTTCCATGCAGTTTTTTTGGTTGTTAAAATGGGTATCTTACCATTTTCTAGAGAAAAACGCATAGATTCTCCAAAAATACTATAGGTGTTTCCATTTCGCCCCTTTTCTAGCGTCCCTCTTTCAATAATTTTTCTAATAAGATTTAGATATTGCACTTCTTCTTGATTCCCGTCCATAACTATGTGTATTATACATAGATATGTTTTTATACTTGTTTAGGAAGACTACAAATTGTTAAAGCTGGGTTTTACTTATTTTAATTTCTTTTTATAAAACATATGGATAGTCTAGACGATTCAAAATTATCATCAAAATTGGGATTTTTTAAGCATGTTTTTAATTTTGACGATAACACAAAATCTGAGTTATTAAATATAACGCAATATGCATTGATTGCAATTGTTCCCATTATTATTTTAAACAAAGCGATGCAAAAGTTTGTTCCAGAAGCGGAAGAAGAAAAAGGAAGTGCAGAGCTTTTAGCAGAAGTAGTTATTCAAGTAGTTGCCATGTTTATTGGTTTATTCTATATAAATAGAATTATCATGTATATTCCAACATACAGCGGAACAAAGTATCCTGATTTTAGTGTAGTGTTCATTATTTTAGCCGTTTTACTTATTACGATGAGCTTGCAAACAAAATTAGGAGAGAAGGTCAGCATTTTATTTGATAGATTGACTGATTTATGGGAGGGAAAATCTGGCGATGATAAGAAAAAGAAGGGTAAAGGAAAGGGGAGCGTCAAGGTTTCTCAACCTATTTCTGGACAAAACCAGATGCCCAATAATGCGAGTGCAATGGGCAACGCACTCTATAGCCAAGGCACCACATCTATTAGCAGCTTGCCCACAGAACAAGTGCAACAAAATGCACCTGATTATAATGCGATGTATCGCAATGATGCTACCCCAATGCCTGGCGCGGCCACACCTGGAGGGGGCGATCCATATGGAGGTATGATTATGGCAGCAAATGAAGCGCTTGGTGGAAGTGCATTTGGTTCTAATTGGTAAAAAAACAATATTATGTAAAAACAACTTAATATTATTTCAGGGTTTTCATGTAAATGGAGAATAATTGTAATTATGTTTCTAGTAGAGGTTTATTAAAGTCGTGCGGGTTTCATTCCGCAAATCCCATGTCAAGTTGGTGTTATGACTTTGAACATTTAAATTCAATGATAAATGGAACTGATATGCGTGATGGAATGTCTATTTATGTATGCACTGACATGGTTCCACATTTTATAGATAATATTCTTCCGAGAATTTCAAACACATTTTTTTTAGTGTCGGGTGATTCAGATGCAACAGTTTTTGGAGGAGTTATAGATATATGGGGAAACAATCCTAGACTATTAGAAGTTGAAAAATGTTTGCGATTGGCAAATCATCCAAACTTGTTAAAATGGTTTTCTCAAAATTGCATAATAATTCATGACAAAATAGAGCAGATGCCAATTGGTTTAGATTATCACACAATTGCAAATGACCCCAATAAACCTTGGAGAGGTGAAAACGAAGGAACCAGTCCATCGGATCAAGAATCTATATTAAACGGTATTAAAAATAATGGAAAACCTTTTTATGATAGGATACATAAGATTTTTGTGAATTTTTCCGTTAATTTAAATAACGAGAATGACGAACGAACCCGCGCAATTAAAAATATTTCGTCGGATATCCTGCATTTAGATTTAGATTTCACAATCAGATCAAATGTGTGGAAAAAGGCAATAGAATATGCATTTGTATTGTCTCCATTTGGAGCTGGACTTGATTGTCATAGAACGTGGGAAGCATTGTGTTTGGGCTGCATTCCTATTGTAAAATCTATTGGATCAAATAAAATGTATGAAGATTTACCAGTTTTAATAATTAATGAATGGAGCGAAGTTAATGAAGAATTACTTAATGCAACAATTGAGAGATTTAAAACAACAATATTCAATTATGATAAATTGTTATTGAAATATTGGGTTGATAAATTTTCTTTGGTTGGTCCAATAAAAGAAATGTGCATAGCAAATAATTCTCCATTACCTATAGTAAATCCGTTTGAAATAGACGTAATCAATAAGGATGATTACGATAATAATGAATTGTGTGAGATACAAAAGAAACTTATTGAAAAACAAGAATCTGTAAATAACTTAATAAAAAATGTATATCCACACGGAGATGAAAATTACAAAATTGAACTAGATTTAATGTTAAACCGCTGCACAAAAGGCGTTGTTCAAAAGCTGATTGACGTTGAAAACGGTGTATTCCCGACAAAGGCCTTGTATAAAATTGGAAATGGTGGAAATAAGAAAAATTGTTTTGTATGTTGCACACCACTTTCCAATGATAGAGACGCAAAATCTAGAAATATTCATCAATCGTTGGAAAAGGTTGGGTTTAATGGATATTTTTATTTATTTAATGGTGGATTTCCGAACCCGACCGGGTCTGAGATGAAATACGCAGCGGTTCCATATTGTTTTAAAATATTCATGATGGTGGAAGCAAACAAACTCGGGTTTGAAAAGGTGATTTGGTTAGATGCAGCGTGTTATGCAGTTAATAATCCTCAAAGGCTGTTTGATGTATTGGAAACAGATGATGCTATTTTCAGACAATTCTGGCCATATACTCCAGGATTTCTTACTTATGAGAATACAGTGTTTAAAGAAACGATTCAAATTCTAAACAATGTTACAAATGGAAATCTAGTAAATAGCATTAATGTTTGTAGTGTAGTGTTTGGTTTAAATTTTGCTAGTGATAAAATCAATAAATTTATTGAAGAGTATTATGAGATGGTAAAAATAGGAACACCATTTTTATCATATTATCCTGAAGAGGTAGTTATAACTTCACTATTTAATAAGGATGAGTATAAATATTTATTTTATAATAGAAACGAAAGTTTAATGCTTTTTATTCATGAAAATTATGTTGGCAATAATAATGAAAATGCAAAAAACTATGGTTACTATTTTGTTCAGCGCGCTTATTAGTTAAACATCCATCATCGTAAAATCGTTAGCAAAACAACACCTCAAATTTAAATCAGTAATAGAATATATATTTTCTGGATTTATATTACTCCTAATAAATTCTGCAAATTCAACTTCTGGAGATTTATTAAAATCCATATAAGAAAATCGTTTCAAATATTTACACCTAATCGCATACATACCAAGAACACAATCATTATCCATAAATTTCAATGCACACACATTATAAAACTTTATATACGCGTCAAAATTATAGTTATTAATTATTTTTTGAAAAAAGTCATCATTTAATGTATAGTATCTACCAGTAAGTTTAATAATTAAATCGTCGTCTTTTATATCATATTTTTTTATTATATATTTTATATCTAATAATTCATTTACACCTTTGTGGTAATATTTAACACTATTGTTGTCTGTGTAATCAACTTTAACCGGTAATTCATCCAAATATGTTTGTCTCAATCCATTATTTTCAACAATAATTGGTTTTATATCAGATGGAAGCAAAGATAGAGTTTTAGTTATGCTGTTTAAATATGTATCCTTTCTGTGATAGTAATCTAATATTCCTTCATAATTATTAATACTCGTTGTTATAATTAAATAAATCATAATAAGTATTGTTGTGCATCATTTATATCATTTATGTCACTTATAGTATTTATGTCTCTTATAATATTTATAATATTTATAACATTTATAACATTTATAACATTGAAGATATATAAAAATATTTTGATGTAATACTATATCAACCGTAAAATCATGGACGTAGATAAACTATTGAAAGCATTAGATAATGAAGATAATTCAAAATTTATAAATTTGACTACAAAAAAAATTGCTGAAATGAAGTTAGAGATATTAAAAGAATTACACATGCCGAAAAATGAAACAATAGAGATGATGCAAAAATTAAAGGAATACATGTATGTAGATGAGATGGGAGAACTGCGTTATGGTGCTTTTATAAGATGGATACCTATAAAAGACCCAGAGAATGTTTATTTAACTCCCGGAGGAATATTATGTGAAATAAAAGTGATGGATGGTGGTATTTTTCTCACATGTAAGAATTTTGCACACAAACATTTCCAAATCAAAATGGATGAATGTCTTATTTTTCAGAAACTAACGGGCCAAGAACAAGTATTACTGGCAGCAATGGATCATCTGGATAAGTAATTTAGTGTCTATGTTTTTTTGTTTTATTGCACGGACAATCCTTAAATAACCCAGGAATAAATTTACCAATTTTTATGAATCCAACTTCAACGGGTTTTAATCCGCGCTTTACAGTTGAAACCAGTTTTCCGCGGTTATAATATTTAACACTTTTGTGGCCCTTTCCCTTCTTAATTAAAACCTTGCGAACTGTTTTTTTACCACCGGTTTGATGTGTTTGTGTATTGGTGTAGTTAAAGGTTTTACCAGTGGCGCTAAAGCTATCAGACATTTATATATTTTGTTGAGAAAAATAAATAAATGAGTAATATATAAATGAAAGAATTATATGTGCATTTGTTTCATATTTTGATAGTTGGAGGGTTGTTTTTATATGTAGGAATTAAATCCACAAACACACCATCTTTTATGTATCCTATTTTGCTCGGTTTAGGTATAATCATTATTTTTTATCACGCGTATAAGACTTATCTTAAAGTTAATGCTGGAAAAAATCCGTGGGTTAATTTGTTTCACATCCTCATAGTAGGACCATTGCTAATTTACATTGGCTACAATAAACAAATGACCCCAAGAGCAGCTTACGAGTTATTATTGATGCTCGGATTTGCAGCAATTGGATATCATGGTTATTATGCAATTATGAGTCATTGAATTTTTAATACGATTTTTCAACATAATTTATATTTTTGATGTTCCACATATTTATACCCAATATCAATTAATTCCTTACCTTGATTAAAATTCAACATATTATAACCTTCTAAATATTTTGAATTAACAAAATACTTATTTATTTCACCGTAAGGTGTTTTACAATTTTGATTTATTTTAGCCAACTGATTATTAAAATTATTAGTCACAACAAGAACCGTTCTTTGCAACATATCTTTTAATGAGGTAATCGGATCAGATTGATAAGGCATACCTTCATACGGGGTAATAAATGTAATGTTAAAATATGTATCATAATGTCCAACCTGTAGTAATTCGTTGCTTAGTGTTCCACCATCAGCATATAAAAAATTATTATATGTAATTGGTGGAAATAATCCAGGAATGGCGGAAGATGACATCAATAATAGAACTTTATTAGCGTCGTTATTTTCTTCAAATGAATATATGTCTAAATTACCCGTGTTCAAATTAGTCGCACCAATTAATGTATGCATAACAGGTTGATTGGGCATTTTATCAATAATAGACGATAATGTTTTATATAAAGGTTCAGTGTTTAAAATAGAAACTCCAGTTGAAGGTTCTAATTTATAAACCATATGGTTATTAATGTGTGAGTAAGTTTGTTCAGCAAATGCAATGCCTGATTTAATGTCAGAAAAATAAGAAAGAAACCCCGAATTTAACGCGCCGGCGGAAATTCCCGTATAAAGGTCATATTTTGAATTTTCATTTTCTGAAATTTTTTTGAAAATGCCTATTTCAACTGCACCAAATGACCCACCACCGCTAAATGACAGTTGATTAATAGATAAAGTCGTGCCTATAGTAGTACCGATACAAATTATTGTAAATAACGGACCCCACATTATTTAATATAAAAATATATTTTATATTTTTATATTTTATTATTGACAAATACTATTTACCCATTTTTTAGTAACAACGGCTTCTACGCTTTCAAGTGCGCCCTGGGTCCAGCCTTGATTCATGCTGATCATTTCTCCCACAACAAGCATTCCCGGTAATGGATTTTGCGCTTTTTTAATAAAATCCTTACGATTCTTAAATGGGCCGTGCAGAGGTTCATAATAATGCGTGCCAATTGGCCAATAAAAATCCAGAATAGCATTTAGATGAAGAGTTCCTGCGGGAATTCCAAGTGCTTCTTCTAATAAATCGCAAAAATAATCTCTATTTTCCGGCGTATTTTCTAACCGGGGTTTTAACGATTTTGCGTCTTCGTTGTCAGTATATGCAATCATATAGACTCCTTTTTCATAATCCATGGGAATAATTTTCTTGAGTGGTCCTGGAACAATTGTTTGACCATGAATATATTGTTTCATAATCTGCGCAGATGATTTTGAAAATTTGCCATATAGTCGCAAAAATGTTTGGCCGTGAATCTGTTGATAAATGCTATTTTTTTCAGAAGCGCCAGGAACAAGGTTTAAAACACTGCTTATAGTCGTTGCTAGAATAATTTTATTGCACGAATAAGACACATCTTTATCTGTATGAACGACGTAATTGCATGGAGAGACGACTTCAATATTTGTAACATTGCTAGACACGCGAATATTTTTAAACCCAACTTTTTTAGAAATAGTTTCAACCAATTGTTTCCATGGGATATGTAGAGCAGTCCAGTTGCCGTAATTATCGTCAAACCCGTAATTATAAAGGGTATCATATACATCTTCATTTTCGTAGTCGGTATATCCAGAGCAAACCGTAAAATTTTTATACAAGTCGGCGCCGAGAATTGGTAGTGCAAATTCTTTAAATGTTTTCCTAACTGGCGTTTTACCGGATTTTTCTTTAAGTTCTTTTTTCAATATATATATTATTTTCTTGACATTGCACGGGGTGGAAATTGTTGCCGCATAATTATGTGAAACCTGGAAATCTTTGTATGGTATTTTCATCTCTCTTAATAAGTCAATTAACAGATGATCTTTTTCTTTGCGGCCAACGCCTGCACCATTAACAACCATAGTTCCTTGAAACATTTCGTTTCCGAGTCTTCCGCCAAGCCAGTGCCTTTTATAACGTTCAAGCACTAATAACTTGGTTTCTGGAGCCATTTGGAGAATTTTATATGCACTGTAAAGTCCTGAAATTCCACCACCAACAATAATTATATCATATTTATCGTGATTAGACATATAAATATAATAGATAATAAATAAAAAAATTTAACGGCGTTTTTGTGTTTTTTGTTTTCTTCCAATATTCATCTTTCTTACTTTCTTTGTGATTTCTACCTTTCTACCTTTAGTGCATTTAAATTTACCGCGACTTAACCCCTTTTTATTAATAACGCTTTTTGTGCATACACCAATTGCACGTGCTTCATTTTTTGGTCCGCCCAATTTTTTAATACAAGAGCATAGTTTTTGCGCCAACATATCTTCAGCGATTTGTTTTAGGTCTGTTTTATTTTTAGGGATCGGCATTGCATAGTAATTAAGAATTTTGGAATAGTCGGAATTGCTAATTTTATACGGCATTGTTGTGTTTAGAATATACAAATATTAAATTAATTTAAAATATAATGGAAATTACAATTACTGAAAAGGAAGTTGATGACCAATCACTTCAAATGAATACATCCATTCCTAAAAGGATATTTCAAACGCACAAATCAGTGCAATATATACGGTCTAAACCACAATTGCAGAATGCAATCAACTCGTGGAGACGACATGTTCCGGAATTCGGATACCATTTTTATACAAATGAAATGTGCGATGAATTTATGAAAACGGACATGGTTGAATTGTTTGGTGAAGGCATATATGAGGCATATAATAAACTACCAATGGCAGTAATGAAAGCCGATTTATGGAGATATTGTGTAATTTATAAATTTGGTGGAATATACGCAGATGCTGACACAATATGTAAGTGCAATCCAAACATATTTACAATGTATGACACGATGCTTGTATGCGCGCCTGAAAATGAACATTCATATTTATGCCAATGGTGTTTTGCTGCCCCCGCAAATTCACCTATTTTAAAATCAGTTATAGAGCTTTCAATAAAAAGAATTTTAGAAATGCCCGTGATAAAAGGAGAACATATTATTCATTTCTTAACAGGCCCGGCATTGTTTTCAGATGGAGTTGAAAATTATTTAAAAGAAAATAATTGCCAAATTTTTAATAATAGACAACAATATTTTGTATATAAAAACCCTACTATGATTTGCTTTAAATCTCAAATGTTTCACAATAATATGATACAACATCTATTTTTGGGTTCTCAAAATGATGGATGGAAAAGAGAACGTTTTGAAAAACTAATGTAAATGTTGATGAAATTTATCTATAAATTTTTCTCATAGACCACAATTTAGAGTAATGAACAACTTTCTGGTATTTATCTTGCTCATCATAATATCCATTATACATTTTTAACACTGCCACATTTTTATAAAGAATAAACTTGCTGTTATTTGATCTATTCCAAATGTGTTCTAATTCAATAAATTTTTTATCAGATTGATTAAAATATTTACTTACTAAACCAGGACCAGTTGGATCTACACAACTAGAACCATAATAACGATTTTGCACATTTACAACAATTTGATTAATTAAATTCATCAACATTTCATTTTTCGGCATAACAGCAATAAGAGCATTATATATATTATTTCCATCAATGTCCAACACCCAATGTTCCTTTTCGGTCAATTCAATTAACCTAAAACTATTCGTGCAAGAATATTTGATATCCATGTAAATTCCACCATTTATGTATAATACACAATAACGCCATAAATCGGCCTTATATGCGCCTGGTATTAATGAATCAAATGCTTTCACTACACTATTATCAAAGTTTTTAATAATAAAGTCTCTGCAATCATCGTCGTCAAACAAAAAGTGTTCAAATCGCGGATGTCTCTCTTTCAATTTTTCAACAGTAAATTTCATATGTGGTGGCAATTCTTTAGTATGCCACGTTTGAAAGATTTTTAAGGGAATAACACTGTTATATTCTGTTTTTTTATTCATTTTATATTGTTGAATTCTTCTTTGTTGAATTTTCATTATATTCATACTATTAACAAGTTGTTGTTTTTTTTCTTCAAGAGATACAACTAATTTTTCGCCGATTTTTCCAGATAACATAATGAATATAAAATGCACAAATATTAAAATTGTGCAAAAATAACTATTTTATCGGTATTTAAAATATACGACTATCTTAGATGCCTCTCAATAAATCAAAAATAGTTATATTTGATATGGATGAAACCATTGGATATTTTGTAGAATTTGGAATATTTTGGGATTCATTGAATAATTATATGAACTCTGGCCTTTTAGAAAATAAAAAACGGCTAGCACAAGAAGAATTTAATAAAATACTTGATTTATATCCTGAATTTATACGTCCAAATATATTAACAATATTTCAATATTTAAAATACAAGAAAATATCTAAACAATGTCAAAGTGTTCTGATTTATACAAACAATCAAGGGCCTAAAGAATGGGTCCAATATATTAAAAATTATTTTGAAAACAAGTTAAAATATAAGTTATTTAATCATGTCATATCTGCATTCAAAATAAATGGAAAAAGGGTAGAATTGTGTCGTTCTAGTCACGATAAAACAATGAAGGATTTAATAAAATGCACTAAAGTCTCTCAAAATACAGAGTTTTGTTATCTTGATGATACATATTATCCGGGAATGAACTACGATAACGTGTATTATATAAAGGTTAAACCATATATTCACGATTTACAATTTGACTTGATGATTCATAGATTTTTGCAAAGCAATATTGCAAAGGAATTTATAGATAAAACTAAAGAAGCAGAATTTATACAATTTATGACAAATAATATGAATAATTATACATTTATTTATTCTGGAAAAAACAAGGAAGAATATGAAATTGATAAAATTGTTACCAAAAAAACAATGGCGCATTTGCAAACATTTTTCAATAAAAATTCAAACTCTCCTCCGTCACCCCCGAGGCATAAAAAAACATTAAAAAATAAGATTTACAAGTCAAAAACTTTAAAGAACCGATAAAATATAAAATAGTTTTAATTCTATTTAAAACTAGTATTAGTATTATTAAATACTACATAAATAACTAATGTCAGTTGGTAAATATACATATGGTCATAATTATATTAATACACATTTTGATTTTGATGGTGGAAAATTAATAATTGGTAATTTCTGTTCAATTGGATATAATGTAAATGTCTGGTTGGGTGGTGGTCATAATACGCAATGGGTTTCTACGTATCCATTTGGTCATATAAATCAAAATGTGTTTAATGGATTTAATGGAATCGGTCATCCAAAAATAAAGGGTGATGTAATTATAGGGAATGATGTCTGGATTGGTGCAAATGTAACAATCATGCCAGGAACAAACATTGGAGATGGTTCTGTATTAGCAAACAACAGTCACGTGGTTAAAAATGTGGAACCCTATAGTATAGTCGGAGGGAACCCTGCAAAATTAATTAAATATAGATTTACAACGGAACAAATAGAACAATTGGTAAAGATAAAATGGTGGAACTGGGATGATGACAAAATAAATGCACATGTCCATTTATTGTGTAACGATAATATAGATGAATTTATTGTTGAGTCTTTAAAAAATTAGCTGCAATATTTTTTTGAACTATATTCTCTGCATTGCTCAAATACTTCATAAGTATTTGATTAACCGTGCTTGTAGTAAATAAAAATATTCCCGCACTAAATGCAATTTTTCTGTCTAAATCTGTAAATTTTAAATCTCTAAACGGGTTAAAACGCCACAGTAAAAACAAACTAATGTAAATTTTAACATAATAATCTAATTTCTCTATATATTGTGGCGCGCTAGAAAATAATCCAACTGCAAACAGTATATATAACAAATAACTTGTGACAATAAATATATTGAAGCCGGTATTTTGATAATTGATTAGTTTGTCTGAAAACATGAAAGAATTTATATATTATGTTGCGAATAAAATCATTTATTTATATTATAAATAGTCAAGGTCCTCGCACTTGCATCTTTTGCTTCTACATATCGCGGCATCCAAAAATATGGAACAACATTTTCTAACCCATGATAATGTTTTTCAAATATATTTCTGTAATAATACTTTTCGTCCGTGTTAGGAGGATTATGTTGAAATACATTATTTTTAATGGGAGAAGATGACTGTAAAACAATACTTTCTTGTATAATTTCATAAAGAGATCGCGTGGTTTTGCTGACCCCATCGCTAAATGCTTCCTTTGTTCTCCATAACACACAATCCGGCAACAACGCGCGTCCAATTAAGTTTGAATAATTTGCCTCGCTAAATGCGCTTCGCAATAAATATTTCTCACATTGTTTATTTCCCGGATGATACCGCAATAAAGGATGAATACTCAAATAATATTGAACCCAAGTTCTATCCAAAAACGGAGTTCTAGGTTCTAGGCCGTGTGATGAAATGCACTTGTCTGATCGCAGCACATCAAACGCATAAATATTTTTCAAAAGGCGCCGACATTCTTTATCAAATTCTAATGCATCTGGAGCGGCATGCATATACAAATAACCGCCACATAACTCATCTGAACCATCTCCATTAAAAATCACCTTTGCATCGCTATTAGCGGCAATATATTTTCCCAACAAGTAATTCCCAATACTTGCTCTTACCGTGGTAGTATCATAACTTTCAATTGTATATATTACTTCTGGAATTGCATTAATAAAGTCTTGTTCGGTCAATAAAATTTCAGTGTGGTTCGTCCCCAAATAATCTGCGACAATGCGAGCATATTTCAAGTCTTCCGAACCTTCTAGACCAATGCTAAACGTTTCCAATGGCTTATCAGAATTTTGCTTGTGACACTCATTTACAAGAGCAGTAACCAAACTGCTGTCCAATCCACCTGATAATAAACATGCAATTGGTCGTTCGGTAATTAGAACGCGTTTTTTAACAGATTCGGTCAAATAATATTGAATATTCTGAAGAATTTTCGGCAAATCATTTTGCGTCTCAGATACTATGCTTGAAAACCCAAAAGTGTGATATCTCACGTTTTCCTTTTTAATATTCCAGCAAGGAGAAACTGTAAATGGCATAGTAAATTTTGAATACGTTCCTGGCTTAAAATGTTCAACGGTATAATTTGATAATGCATCATTAAATTTTGTTAAAACTTTAAGCTCTGACGCGAATCCATAAATAGGGTCAAAATCCTTCACCAATATTTCTGATTTTACCCCAGAAACGTCGCTTTGAATATTTTTTGGTTTTAATATATACAATGGTCTTACACCATAAGGATCTCTAGCAACATATATTTTTGAGTTTTTATTATAAATACCAGAATCACACAATATAAAGGAAAAATCACCATCAAGCATTTGCAATGTTTGTTTCATACCATATTGTTTATATAAATGGATAATAATTTCGCAGTCAGACTGGGTTGTTGGTTCAACATCTATCATTTTATACAGTTCCTTATAGTTGTAAATCTCCCCATTGCAGATCAAAGCAACGTCGCCAATTATAATTGGTTGGTTGGATGCATCGTTTAAACCATTAATTGCTAAGCGATGAAAACCTAACATACATTTTAAAAATGTTTGCAATGTAGAAAATTCGGGTCCCCTATTTTGCCCTTTCATAAACTGATCATATATAAATTGTTGTTGAAAAAATGATGAATTATTCAATAATGAAAATATACCACACATATGACCTGTTATATTATTATACCTATTTTTCTTTTATATTGATTTTACATAAATTTTTGTAAAGTGTAGCAAATCTAAAATAAATTATATTTCATTATATTAATGACAACTCCAAGTTCCAAAGAATGTGCCTCCCAAATAACTAATTCCATTAATACGCGAATTTATGATAGAAACATTCCATCTCACATGTTGCAACCATATTTAAGCGTGAGACCTGTTATGACTAAATATTCTATTATGCCGATTGTTGATCCGCGAGCCCCTATAAAGACTCCTTTAAAACAACAACCGATTTATAACACAAACGAAGTTTTTAATCCTGGAAATTCACAATCGCCCTGGTCTGGATTTGCAACTAATATCAACACAGAATCCGAATTAAGGAATCAAATTTATGCTTTACAATCGTGTAGTCAGGCAGTTTATGTTCCTAGCAGCGATAGTGATTTGTATAAATTTAATTTCAAAAATACAAATAACAACAGCAACAATAATAATACACAACAGCCATTCCCCGGTCTGTTTCAGAAAGAACACTTTAGCCCATTTAACCCAAACCCCGAACACATTGGACAGGGGTTGTTTCAAAACTGCACAAGGCAACAGATAAGAGATTTACCACCCGGTAACAATAACTGCAATTAATCCCAATGTCCTGCACCACAAATTGATATTGCACCTCTATTTGTTGTATATAACGGTTACGATTTTCACGCATATTATAATTTTTTATTTTTTATTTTTTATTTTTTATTAATAATAAAAAACTATTAGTTTTGTTTTTCTACATGACCATTCTTATTTTTTTTTATTTCTATTTCTATTTTCTCTAACGCATACTGCCCACAAGGACCACAATGGTCTTCGTTTGATAAATCTATTTTGTGGTTTATTTGCGTATTACAATTTTCCATTCTCCATCTACCAAGGGGTTTTGGCAGCTCTTTTAGCATGAACTTTTTTATAATAGTAGTTATGTATTTCATAATATACAATTAATATTTTTGTATTTAAGTATGTTTGTAGATAACAAAGGTGTTAAAAAATAAGAAAAATAAGAAAAATAAAAACTATATATAACAACTTAAAGAACCATTAAGAATTTCTTCAAGGATAAATGTCAGATAATTTAATATCCGAATTAACATTGGAATACTTAATGAACAAAGACCAATATGCAAGATATATTGGACAAAATCAACATAAATCTAACACATCAATCGTGAATAAAAAAGAAAAAAAATTTTATAAAAGACGTATTTTTGACTTGACAAAACAATTATTAAATAATGAAAAGCCGGAGCAAATATTTCCCGATATTTCAACCGCCTTTGATTCGTATGTAAAAATATGTATAGAGTATTTTAAAATTTTAGACAAAACAGATATACTCCAAGAAGATTATGATGGCATTACGGACGCAGTAAATCCAAATGATAGTTCTATTACAGAAAATACACAAACAGAAACGAATAAATTATTAATGCGTTCGTTTAATATAACAGAGCCAAACGCGCTTGAAAAACTGGTTAAAAGAACATCAACTAAAATAGCGCAAAAACCTTTAATAATGCCAATACAAAAGGATATTAATTTAAAGGACCCCATTTTGAAAAATAAAGGTATTCGTAAAAAGAATAATATCAATAATAAATATGAGGAAATCTCAGAAAAAAATGACACCCATGAAAAAAACGATAAAAAATAGGAGCCTGAAGAAAAAGCCACGTCATACAACAAGAAGAAATCATATATTTAGAGAAAAGATGATCAAGAAATTTAATACTATTAAATTGCGTTGCAGTCCTAAAACTGCTGGAAAAAAATACACATGTTTAGAGGACGATGCTTTGTATAAGTTAAAGGATTTATGGAATGCTCGTCGTCCCGATTCGCAAATTAATACAGATGATGCAAAGGAAATTTGGAGTCAATTAAATAGTAAATTAAGCAGTGTTTGTAACAAAGAATCTTGTTGGTTAAAGCAAAAATTTGTGGATGGAAAACTAAATAAAGAATTGGAAACATCATTTGCTCCCGTTTCTCCAAAAGAGTGGAGCAAAAATCCTAACGAATGGTTGTCAAGCACTGATATTTTAGAAGTAATGAAACAATATGAAGATAAATATAGCTGTTTTGATTTTATTGGCCCATCTCCAATTGATTTTGATACGCATAAATTATACGGCGAGTGTGTTTGGGAGGAGTTGTGTCATTTTAATGTAGAAGATGAAATAAAGAGTAAGCGATTTAAGATCGGCATTATTTTTAACTTGGACCCACACTATAAAGGCGGATCTCACTGGGTTTCAATGTTTATAAATATTAAAAAGGGAGAGATATTTTTCTTTGATAGTGCAGGCGACAAAGCGCCCAAACAGGTCATGAAGTTAGTAAATAGAGTGATAAAACAAGGGAACCAATTAAAGGTTCCAATTCGTTTTAAGTTTGACCAAAATGCGCCAGTTGAACATCAATATGGGGATACTGAATGTGGTATTTATTCATTATATTTTATTGCGCATATGCTAGAAGATAGACACGATAGCAGTTACTTTAAGACTCACATTATGAATGATAAATATATGGAACAATTCAGAAGGGTGTATTTTAATAACGAACTGTAATAAAACGATAAAAAGTATATAAATAATATTTATTAAATTAATTATATACAAAAATGACAACACCTGTAAATATAGATTTCATTACAACCGAAAATATTGAAATGCTATGGGAAATAATTTTGGATGATATTAAAGATAAATTTAGAACGAAAGAACATGTTGCACACGCCAGAGGGTTTTATATAAATCAAGCTAGGATTTTCTTTGAAAGAGAGAAATCAATCAATCAAAATTTGATTCAAATGAATAAAAATTTTATTACGCAAATAATGGCAAGTTTTAGTAGTTTAAAACAGCAACCTCATCAATCTCAACAACAGCCTCAACAACCACAAAAAATAAATATCTTAAATAGCGCACCGGATGATAAAGGGCATTTTACAATTGAGGATTTACATAGCGAGCGCATGAATGCATTTGAAAAATCATTGGCTGAAAAACAAAACGATTTTAATAATGCAATGACAATACCCGTTCCAGAAGCTCCCAATTTCAATGATGGTAAATTGGATGAACCAATTGGCGGATCAATGAGTGAATTAATTGCGAGAACATTGGCTCAGCGAAATTTTGATATGGAAGAAATTCACAAAGGTGCAAATAAAGAAGACGTTGCAAAATGGTTGAAACCGAAGGAAACATCTACAAAGGTTGAAAAAGTGCAACAACACGAGAATCATAAAATTCAAATGGATCAAAAACAAATACAATATCAATATGCTCATCAAGAACCGCCAAAATTAATACAAATAGGACAAGTTTTAGAAAACGCCGACGTAAAATATGACGCATTGGCTCAGCCTGTTTCAAAAGTTGATAGAAAACAAATATCGTGGGGCACAAATTCGGAATACGAATCAACCGAACTAAATGGTATTAGATTAAATATACAAGAAATACCAGTTCAAAAAGGGGGTGATAATATTTTTTCAAAATTAAAATATGTCAAAGAGGAAGAAAATTCATATGATGTAAAAACAGAAATAAAAAATATGAATGACAGGATTAATAACTTGGATGAAAAATTGAATCAACTTTTAGAAATTATTGGCAAAAAGCAAAACCAACATTAAAGTCACTATATAAAGGGTATAAATATAAATATAATATAGAGAATAGCATGGGTAGTTTGTTTGCATTTTTATTGATATCAATTATATGTTCAACGCGTATAACTGGATTATTGTTTCCATGTCACGCAAATAAATGTATAAAAAGATTTAATTCCCATTGTGAAAATAATGATGCATGGGACCACGGAGAAGTTGCGTGGGAGTTTGATCGTTTTTCAAACATTGACGACGAAATGTTTATTGTTAATAAAACTCATAAACCACCGTATATCGGGTTGTTAAATAATAATACTCCGCTCTATCATGTAATTAGCATGGACCAAACAAAAATTGCATCAATGTCAGTAATTATTAAAGCTACTTATAAGGAAATATTTAACACAGATGCTATTTTTGCAGTATTTAATAAAAATATAACACCGGAATTTGCGGTTATGCCTTCGGATGTGGCGATTTTTGCGATGATTACGGGATTGGTATTTACATACAATAAAACAAATAATGATGAAATGAACCGAGTTAATAAATTATATATTTTTGACCAGTCGCAAGACTATAATGCAAAATATATAAAAATAAGAAGATATATAACGATGATATTTATAATTGTAACATGTTTAACAACAAAAAATGTTCAACGCGCAGAATAATTGCGCATCATTTATATTTAAA